CACATTAACGTCTTTTAAGACAGGGTGTGATTCTTCCATGTTTGAATAAATCTTATCTTGTAAATCCTTTGGTACAACCGCGCCAGTATTTGCTGTTGTGTGCGAATATGCGCGTTCTTCTATTTCGGTCAACGGTTCACCTAATAGGTTTTTAAGGAATGCGTTACGATATTCGATTGATTCAATACCGAACTGTTGACTTTTTCCGTCACGCTCTTCTTTTTGGTGTGACTCAAGCGTTACAGTATTTTCCATAGACGCCACATTATCCATTAACTTCTTACGTTTTTCAGCCTTTGCAACGATACCGGTGCGTTCTTCTTTTAGAGTATCAAGCTCTTTTTCTAGCTTGTCTAAATCTGAGTCTTCCGTGTCGATTTCTACACCAATTTCTTTCATGCGCGTTTCGATATCTTTTAATCTGTTCATTTTAACATTTCCCCTTTTTTATATAGTTAATTTATATTTCAAACGTAGGCGTTGTTTTCTACGATTGATGTCTTTACCTTGTTCATCTATCATTAACTTATTGAAATAGGACCTTGTGTTGATACCTGTGCTTTCATTGGCTGGAATACTAACACCTGACACATCATAAACCTTTTTTATTTTCTTAATAAGGCGCGTTCGTGTGTCTCTGTTGTATTCTTCTTCTGCCACAGTAAAACCCCAAGACATTTTCGTAACAAGCCCTGTGTTAATATCGTTGTGCATATCTCGGCTTGCTGTCGAACCACTTAAATCAGCAGCAATGAACAATCCGTGATTGTCGGATTCAAGAACAAGTGTCCCGTTTGTTGTTCGAGCAAGGACTCGCCCTTTATGGTCATATTGCATAATCACATCAGATAAATCAGCACCAATGAGTGCGTCTTTGGCTAATTCTTCGTAAATTTTAATTCCGTCATACTCGAATAAAACATATGGTTTAAATCTCGCCGCGTAACCCTCAACGTAGTATTCACTGTCAATCCGTTTTGTTGTTACTTCCTTTGGTTTCGTTATCGGTGTCAAATTCCGATATTCCATTATATTGGTTGTCGGCATTGTTGTCTTCACCTACCTTTCCGTATTCTTTGCGAATGAATCGTTCATCACCACCTTCAATGTGTGACATATTCCAAATATCCATGATTTGATTTCGATTTAAGATACCCCGGTCAAATAATTGTGTAGATACCTGCAATTTCGTTTTATTACTAGCATACTGCATCCTATTTGATGTAAACATAATCTGGTTACCGTATGATATTTCATTCTCTGTAAATGTCATATTTGTCATCACAAGTCCTAATTGTAATGCAAACGGTTCTACTTTCCCTTCATAAAAGGCGTTCCATGTGTCTTCGTCAAACTTATTTTGAATAATATCTTCATTTACACCAAAATAGTTATACACGTTGTTTTTGATTAGTTCCATTTGGTCGTTATCAATAATAAACGGTTTACTGTCAACTTGTTTAACGTCCGAGTATTTTGCATCAAACATCATAACGCCTGATTTGTTATCCGAACTCAAATTATCTTCTGAAAACCGCTTTTTCTCGCTCTCTATATCATCGGGACGCAATGTCTGTCCAAGTTTCGCCATGAAACGAATAGTTGCGGACTGTTTAACCGCTTCTTCCATTCCTTGTTTTTGAATATCCATAAGAGAAAGAGTTGGCAATAACGGCGAATTTCCATCACCGAAAAATTCACTTTTAAATTGGTATTGTGTCAACACCCCTACGTTTTTTAATTCCATTGCGGCTTTCTGACCGTTCTGAAATGAATACCTAAGCCACGGTTCCCCTGCTACATCAATAACCTCTGTGTTGTGCGGCAATAACGGGTAATATCCCCTAATTGTAACCATATCTTTATGATATAGCGGTATAATAAATGCCGTTGTATTCACAGATAAAATTGTAGCCAGACGATACAAGAACTTTGTTGTGTCCATATGATCGTTCACTTTAAACTGCATTTGTTTTTCGAGTGTCTTATACGCACTACCCGTGAATTCTGGTTTTAACTTACTAACGGCTGTTGCAAAGGCGTGTATGGCTGCCCTTGTTAATTCCATTTCGTAAATACCGCCGTCATATGTTGAGAATGAAGGTGTGTAGGCACTCATGGTTTTAAAATACTCACCAGCATTATGCGCTTTTTCGTTTTTCTGTTTATTCGGAAATAACTTATCGAATAATCCCAAAAGTAAATCACCTCCTCACACTAAATCATATTTTGATAATCCTGTTCCTTATCTTGAAACACAACATATGCATCAAGCATTGCGGCTGTACCATCAATACGCTTACGCTGTGTCTTACCTTTATCTGGTTGAATGTTATTGTTTCTGTCTATATCAACACTAGTATTCGACAAGCACCATTTTGTAATAGGATTTCCTCCGTAATTGATACGTTTACTTTCTAAATCAGCACCCATCAGTTTCATTGGGCTAGATAATGTCTTTTTACCCTGAATAACAGGTAACATGGACTCTTTACCGAAATGTCCCATCATATCCTGTACAAAATACTCAGCCGACCATGAATCATAACCCGTCCACGGTACGTATACATCTAACTCATCTTGTAGTTCCAAGAACCAATCAACAACATATTTATAATGTACTTTATTACCGGGTGTGGTTCTAAGCCATCCTTGTTCTTTCCATTTATCATAAGGTATTTTATCTTCATTTGTTCGTTTGTCCAGTAAATCTTCGGGTAACCAGTACATATTATGTGCATATATCGTATCGTCACCGTGCACACAGAATAGAACACATGCTGCGGTTAAGTCCGTTGTACTAGAAAGGTCAACACCACCAATAGCATATCTTGGTTTAAGTTTGGTTATATCGAATGTTTCCGGATTATTTAACTGTTCAAACGTCAACCACGCTTCATAGCTCGTTGACCTAATGTTAAAGTCTTTGGTTAATAGATTTGTCACAAGTAATGAATTAGACTTTGCTTTGCTTACTTTACTTTCTAAGTTATCCCTCTTTTTAATTGTACCGAGTCCCGGATTGGCTTTTCCCCACATTTTGGGGTCTGTCCATTCCGCACGTTTGTCAAGTTCATATATTATCGGCAAGAACCGCTCGTCTTTATAACCGTTTGGATCATCGAACCCATTAAGGACAAGTGCTGCTTCATCATACTTTAAATCGTATAGTGACTCACGAATTATACCAGCAGTTGTTATCATATTAACAAGCGGTTGTGACCTAGAAGACGTACCATCAACGATTACATCATATAAACCTATACCTTTCCAAGCATGGATTTCATCCAATGAAGCACCATGCACATTTAAACCGTCTAGTGTTTCACTGTCACTACCAAGTGGTACGAATGAACTGTCGTTAAAGTCAGCTAATAGTTCCTTTACTAATGTTTTAATACGCTTACGCAATACAGGCGACTTTCTGACCATACGTTTTGACTCGGACCATACAATCTTCGCTTGTTTTTCTTTCGTAGCAACAGCATATACCTCTGCCCCACCTTCACCGTCAGCTGACATGAGATATAGACAGATACCGGATGATAGTGTTGACTTGCCGTTCTTACGTGCTACAACTAAAAGAACTTCGCGATACTTTCTTGTCTGGTCTATTTTGTGAACAAATCCAAAAACTGCGCCGAGGTATGCTTTCTGCCACAACTCTAAATCAATAGGTTGACCTGCCCATTCCCCTTTTGAATGTTTACAATAGTTCTCGATAAACTCTATCGCATGATTCGCTCGTTTCGGGTTATATTCATAAATAGAGGTATTATCATGAATATCAGATATTAGCTTTTCATAAACTCTTTTTATTTTCCAACCCACGACCACTTCGCCACTTATAATTTTTTCCCAGTATTCAATAATAGGATTATAAGCCAATGGGTATCGCTTACGTACAGTCATCTGTCATTCACAAACGATTCGAAACCATCGTCAGGGTCAAAGGGAACTTCTTTTGGTAATAAGTGTGTTAGTTTGTCACATGCCATTGTGTAGCGGTTAATCATCGTGTTGTATGATTTCTGTGCAGGGTTTTCCACTAGCATATTTTGTGAGCCCTGCACCATCTTGTACGTAGGTCCTTTACTTTTAATGTCGTCCTCAAGTATCTGTAAGGTAATCGTCATAAAAGCCACACGCTCGATTAATCGTTTAGCTACTTCTTGCTTTTCTTCTGATATGTTTTCAAAAATTGACGACAACCTATCAATTTCAGCCGCAATTAGCACATTTTGTTTTTTAGCACTTAATTTTACCATAGTTTAGACCCCCTTTTTTGCTCAAATTTACTGTGTAGTGTTTGATGCTCCCTCATCGGTCCCAGTGTGCCCTTTCAAAAATCAAAATATGGGGGCGGTACGAAGTACACCGCAACGCAAACACCTGCCCGTTATCTCGCTACAATATCGAATCGTTCGGGTTGTTTGTCACAAATAGTAAACAGTATGAAAATCTATACGGTGTTACTGCCAGTTATTTTACAGTCCCCCCTGTTGCTCAAATTTACTGTGTAGTGTTTGATGCTCCCTCATCGGTTATCTTTTATATGAAAAAATATAATCTATTTTAAATTCCGTTCGTTCCATTGGATAATAAATTGCCTTGTTCATCGAACGCAAAGCCTTCACGTAATACCGGCTGCTTGAAGTGTTCTGCATTGTGACATGTCTGACAGAGGTACTCTAAGTTATCGTGGTTAAGGAGTATCGCTGTGTCGTTTACGTTGTCTATGTTTATGTATTCCTTGTGATGCACTATCTTACCTACACCTTGGCAACGTTCACATAATCCAAACACTTTACTAATATAAGATGCTCGACAATCGCGCCATGCTTTTGACTTATAAAACAGTTTAGCTTCTGCTGTGTGTTGTCGCATTGGTATCACCTTCATTTATTATATCGTTATTAAAATACAGGAAGACACCCACCAAGTTGTCATTTCGTTGTTGAATTATGAATGGTGGATGCCTTGGGAAAGGTTTGAGTGTTCATGGTAGATTTTTTCTATAAGTCTATTATATCACAAATAAATGATAGTCTGTTAATTTGTGGTAATTGTGGTAATTGTCGCAGTTTTATTATATTCTCCTGACGAACATATGATTAACGCTAATCCTTAATTACCTTTACAACGCGACGTAATATCCGGTAAGCGTTCGACCTGTCCATACCAAGCTGTCTCCCGATATGCTCGACACTGTACCCATCCAGTCGCATATGTAATACCATCGCGAATTTATCATCCGTGACCTTGACCTTGTGTAGTCTATCTTGTATATACGCAATGTCTGTACTGACAATAGACCAAAACCTAGACGAATCAACGCGGCGTATGGCTTCATTCTCAACTACTTGTGATATACCACCAGCTTTAGGCATAGATGCTTCAATCCCGTATTGTGCTACACCAACACTCTGCATATCTTCTTGTTCCATATCTGTTATGTTTTGAATATTTCGGTGGTAGTCCTTCATGATTTGTAATATCTTCTGGATTGAGTAATAGTCTTTTTGTACAGTCATATATATATTGCCCCCATGTCGGTATGGTTGTCGTATATCCTATATCCTGCTGTTGAATCTACTACTAGTATATCATATTAAGACACATAAACCTATTATTATACACCGTAATCTATTAAAAATCAATAGATAATCACACAGTAAATATTGGTAAGTATTAGGTGAGTACAAGTCACAACGATAAGCTGATATGTATTCGACCAAGTCACGCAAAAAGCACGCAACTACTACCACGCGATAAGCTGATATGTATTCGACCAAGTCACGCAAAAAGCACGC